ACAAACCTTATACGCCTATTTAAAGCATATTGCATACCGTCGTCAAGTTTCTTCCTGACGAATATGGCCTTGTCACTCAGTACCCGGGCAAGATGTGATTCCTCCGGACTCAGTGACCTGTCTGTAAATGATTCTATGTGTTGGTATTTCTCCACGAATGCCACCTGTTCCTTTGTAAGGAATACTCTCACGTGTGGTGCTATCTGTACGAACATTGTATATTGTGATTGGTAATCTAATTTGTTAGATGGGCATCTTGATCAGTAGTACTACCATGGTCGAGAGTAGTCCCGCTATCACTGTGCCTGCTGTCATTATGATTGTTGTCTTTGATGATTTCTGTCCTGCCAGCATGTCCTCGTTCATCTTGCCCAGACGAACTTCGATCGCTGAAAGCCTGTCGTGCAATCCCTTGTATCTCTCTGAACAGAGATCCACGTGTGCTTCTAGGTTCTGTTTTTCTAGTTCTGTTGTGTGTCCACCCATAAATTCTTTCAATTCTGTTTTGAGGTTCCGTACCTCCGTTAGTATCGCCTTGACGTCTGCCTGTTCCATTGCCTGTGTGTGCCTTAAAAGTTTGTGTCTTAGTTTTTGGTCTTGTGCCTAAATGTATACTGTTATTTATTCTGCCAGCCGCCATACGTAAAGTATGTGTTTATTATATCGCCCGAAAGTGCGTTTAACACCGTCTGTTCCTTGGTCGGTGTGTTCAGTGCCGGCTGTTGCAGGTCCTTTGTGATGAAGGTGTGTATGGGGAAGTGTACGGTATTCTTGCATTCTGTCAGCACAGGCACGAGGTTGAAGTCCTCCGTCAGTTGCTCCGTGGGATTGTGTTGATCACCAAACACATCCGTCTGCTCTGTGAAGAAAGTGAAGTGCCACGATGTGTTGTGTCCCTCGTAGTAACTGCCAAACTTAGTCATTGACAGGTCGTGTGTGAATCTCACAGGATCTTCTTCCCACACAATGTTACCTCTTATCTGTAACATCTGTATCATGGTGTTGAAGTTGCTCTCCTGGTCCCTTGCTATCCTCAGTGTTGCCTTGTCTTCTATCACATCTCCCGAGGGTGTCTCAAACGGGAAGGTGTTCCTGAGGTTACCGTTCTTGGATATGTCTACCAGGGTGTGCATCATGAAAGTGTGCATAGCGTCTATTTACGTCGTAAAAAAAGGGCGACACAATTAAGTACCGCCCCTTTGGTATTTCAGTTTGTGTGACTAATAGTCAAACATTCCGTATATTATCTAGCTAGATTATACAGCTACGCTTAACTCTTTCTCTGTAACTGTTGCACCTGTAATATCTGCTGTGATATTAGGGAAACTAGCACTAGATTGGTCTAGTGTTCTTAATCTCGCCTGCAAAGCCGCTATCGTTGTAGTGCTTGATAAAGTGTCTAAGCTGTCTTTTCTTACCAAAAAGTTTTTCTCTGTTCCAGAGTTCGTTAATGGTCCTTCAGACAAGATCATCACACCTTCTTGTGCGAACGCATGTCTTACAAGCATGATTCCGCCTAGTGCTGTACCGTCACTCGCGTCGTTTACTTCTGACGCCATAGTGTTGATAAAGTCAACTGCTAGTATTGTTACTTCATGTCCAGATAGTTCATAGTTCTGGTTTAATGTAAAGTTATTTTTTGTTGCCATTGTATTATTTTCCTTGTGTTATATTATATTATTGTTATTATTATGCGCCAACAGACGTGTCACCCATGTCTCTATCAGCCGCTGTTGCAGATGATATAGTTGCTGTAACTTTGTCAGGTGTCATTGCGTTCAAGGCTCTAATTGCCGCCTGGATTGCCGCTACTGTAGTAGTAGAACTGATATCGTCAAGAGCATCTCTTCTAACCATGTAAGTTTGCTCAGTGTCTGAGTTACCCAGGTTACCAGTTCCTAGGATGTTAACACCCTGGTTCTGTATAGCTTCTTGTGCCAAGTGTAGTCCGCCTAATGCCGCCGCCGCTCTAGGGTTTTTAATTTCCGCTGAAACGTCGGAGATGTAATCAACAGTGATAAAGTCAACTGCAACGCCTTCAGATTCTGTAGCTCTGTCTGGTGTTATAAAGTTGGCTGGACCACCTGCTGGTAGTGTATTGTCGTATGCCATTTTAAATCCTCCTTGTTCTGTTTAAATGACTATGATCCCGCTCAGGAATCAAGTTGCAAGTATTTATAGATCTATTTGGTAAATTATGCTGTAATATTACTTTTTAAGCCAAACTTCGTCACTTTTGGTCCTTTGTACGACTCTGTAGCCAAGTTTCTTTAATATTTTCTCTGCCACTTTCACGGTGTCTGGCCTCTTGTCTCGTTTCATCTCTATGTTGATCACGGGTGTGTTCTGTGTCAATGTCTCCCGGGCTCCGTTCAGCAGTGGTATCTCGAATCCGTCCACGTCTATCTTGACGAAGTCTATGTCCGTCAGTCCGAAGCTGTCCAGCGTCCTGCACTGTATGTCACCGTGGCCCTCTTGCAGTACATTGGAGTTGAATAACGTCATTCTCGCCTTGTGTTCTCTGTCTGACAGGCCATATGCGAACAGTTCCACGTTGCTCTCTGTGATGTTCTTTGCGAAGCATTCTCTGAAGTTGGGGTTTGGTTCGAAGCAGTACACCTTCTGGAACTTCTGTGCCAGGGGTCTGGTCCACTGACCTATGTTGCTACCTATGTCCAGGCAACCACGCCAGCTGTCCACGTACTTGAGTGCGGCGTCCCTCTGTAGGCTCTGCCCGTTGCCTGCGTCCTCTAGGAAGGTGGGTTGGGTGTGTTGTAGGTACAGTACCCAGAAACCGTGCTGATCGGTCGTCATTTGGATAGGTGTTGTATTTGTCTGTGTAGGTCCGTGCCCGACAGTTTGTTCTTCAGCAGTTGCAACAGTTTGTCTGTGGCCTGCTTCTTGGTCTTATCTCCTAGATTACTGTAATCGGCTATGGCTCTTCTCAGGTTCCTGTAATTTGCATCTGTGATACCCAATGCTCTTTCCAAATGTGTTAGGAACTTGTAGGGCTCTTCCCATGTCCTAAGATATCTTCTCAGTTGCATTATAGGTACAGGCTGTCTTTGTCTCATGGCCTGTGCTTGGTTCTTGTTCTTGAGTTTCTTGGTTATGTCCGGGTCACCGGCCACAATGGCCAACATGTTGGCTAGATCATTGTTGATCATTCTCACTTGATCAAATGTTCCTTTGGCCATGGTCTGATCAGCATAGGCTTTTGTGAATGCTTTGCCTTGGTCAAAATGTCTTAACAATGTCAACGCTAGGAAACTGATGTATATCCTCTCCGTGACTTCTGTGAATGTGAATCTCTCCAAGTCACTATGTCTTCTAATGACTTTAGCTTCAGATACATACTTTAAAAAAGGTGTTAACATACACGTATTTATAGGGCATATGCAACGAAACTTTATTCTCACAGACGTAATGAAGACCGGGATCCACACGGATTTGGAACAGTTCATTGATATGCACAGCTTACCGGATCAGACCTTTGACATGACCGGAGAGTACTACACCCTACACAACTATGATCTGGACAGTTATGACAGGAAGTTTGCCATAATTGATTGTAGGGCACAAAATAACAGATTGAAAGATAACACAGAATTCTATTCAGAACTGAGGAAACGTTGTGATTTGTTACACAGCCAGGGTTTCGTATTCATCAAGGCCAGCCCGTGGGAATCATTAGACAACGTCAACAACTCTAGGCAGTATTACTATCCAGAGATAGACTTAGAACACATCAAGTGGACAGGTGGTACCAGTTGGTTTTGGTTCTACATGTACGTGAAACACAAGGACACTAAATTTAATTTTGATCATTCTAATAAAAAGTATGACTTCTTGCATCTAATCAAGCAACATAGAGATCACAGGGTGAAACTTTATAAAAAATTGTTAGACAAAGGCATATTAGAAAACAGTTTGCACACCAACTGGCCCACTAGGAAACTGCCTGCTGAATATGAACTGCCATGGGCACAAGACTATCCACGGTATGGCATGGACCAAGACATATTTGAAAAGCCTTACAACGATACTGCTTGTAGTATTGTGTCAGAGACCAATGACAACGACTACGAAGTGTTCATGACAGAGAAGATTTGGAAATCCATACTGGCACAGCACGTTTTCGTTGTTCATGGCAATCACTTGTACCTACAGCGATTGAGAGAGATGGGATTTACAACTTTCAACAATTACTTTGAAGAAGCATACGATCTAGACAGAGACCCGGATGTGAGGATTAACACCATTGTAGATGTTTGTGACCATTTGCGTGATGCTCCATGGCAGGACATCTACCTGCAGACCAAGGCACTGCGACAACACAACTTTGATACATTTTTTAATAAAGAGAAGTTGAGTACAGAAATTAATAATACTTTGAATCTATTTCTTGAATTTGCTGACAGCAGTCAAGTTTCTTCTTGAGAATCCTAATCTATCCACCAGTTTAACAGCACTACCTGATTTATCCACAGCAACAAAACCTTCTGGCTCTGTCACTTCTAATCCACCATCTGTTTGTGAGAACGATCCAATAGCCATTGCTTGATTCATTTTCTTTAGAACAAATGCTTTCATCTGTTGTACTGCTTTGTAGAATGTCATCATGGCCTGTAATGGTTTCTTTGCTTTGCTTAAGAACACAGGCATCTGTTTCATTTTATCCTGTCTCGACTGTAAAGCCTTTTGTGCTTTTAGTCCTGTCATCTGTTGTTGCATTCTATCTGTATAAAACTTTCTAAATCCTAACAAGAATTGATTAACATTGTTAGGTAGCTCGCCTTGTTTGACCATTGCGTTTATGTACATCTGGAACATGGGCACAAAGTCTGTGTTCTGTCCCAGCACACTTGATAAGTTCTGTGGCACACCATTCAATAAGGTTTCTAATTTCTCAATGCTGTTGTAAAACTGTTTCGTCTCGTCGTCTGTGAATTTAGCACTGCCCGATACATCTCTGTATGTGGCGTTGTCAAAGAACACATCATTGCTTTTGGCAAATGAACTTATATCTGCTCCACCCGACGCTGTCATGTCTGCAAGTGTGTCACCGTTGTATGTTGTGTGGAATATGATTCCTATTTTGGCTCTGTCTATCTGTTTGCCTAGGTCACCACCTTCTGGCACTGCGTATGTTATTGTGTTTGGTGTGAATGTTATGTGTGGTTTACCATCAATGTTCTTTCTAGTGATGTCTTCATCTCTGAACAACATGTCACCTTGCAAAACACCTTGTATGTTTAATTTTTTAAGATGTACTAGACACTTCAACAACTTCTGTCCTAGCTCGTCTGTTCCGTGATTGTTTGCTATGTCTTTCTTGGTGTAGTTTATCTTGGCCGCTTTTGCGAACACTGACTTTGTTCCTACGAAGAATTTGCCATTGTCAGGATTAGTACCGCATATCACGGCAGGTGCTCCATCCCACTTCACTGTCACGCTCATGGCTTCTGAGCTCGTGCCTTTAAGTGTCAGTAGTAGTCCCCTGAAGTATTCCACCACAGCCTGCCCGCCCACATAGCCATCAGTGATTATGATGTCCTCTATGTGTTCTAGGTGAGTCCTCTTGAATTCTGTAAGGACGTCTTCGATTAACATGATTAATCCTCTCGGTATTCGCCGTCTTTGATTTTTAGTACGTTTTTCTTGATGTCTTGGTTCTCCTTGATACGAGCGACACCTTTGCTGAACTTGGATGCGTCCATGTTCTTGATCGCTGAATTGAACTTCTTCTCCAGTTTGAATGCAGTGTCCTGGTCGAAATTTTCTCTAATGTAGGTGATCAGTCTTATGGTTGACTCCAGTATGTGTGAGGCCCTGCTCTCCACAACCTCTTCCTTGTCTCTTTTAAGAGGCATTGAACTTAATTCTTCTAATAAACTTCTAGTATGTTTTTGCATTATAGGTATTTACTCTTTATTGTAGCACAATTCTAGCATAAGTCTACTACAAATAATGCTTATTTTACTTTTCTATATATGAAATACTTACGTTGGTTGCTATCATCACGTATGTCTAGCACTTTTAGATTAAAAATCTCTGATAATTCTATGATAAAAGGTACGTTCCATGCAAAGAACTCTATCCACTTGGCTTCCGGTTTGTTGTGTTGTACACCTGGGTTGACTCTGAAGAACATTGTGCCTCCGTCCGCTAACAGGTCCACACATCGTCCTATCTCTGCAAGTATCTTGTCCCTGCTACCAAAGTTGATGGAGCCCAAACACATGATCACATCAAATTTTTGATCAGTCCTGTATTCCAGTGTGCCAACTTCGTGGTCTGCTTTGTTGTTGTAAGGATCTATTCCTATTAGATTGTTTATCTTGCCTCGGAACTCATTGTATCCACAACCAACATCAAGAACTGCTCTTGGCTTCAGGCTGTTGACTTCGTCTATCAGCGCCAGTCCAGAGTACTTCCATTTCTTTATGTCATTTTCCCAGTACTTGGAAAAGTATTTGTGTAGACAAGCAACATCTATTGCCTCTACGTACTGCTCCAGTGTGTCGCAACGAGCTACTTCAACACCAAATGTTTCCAGTATGTAAGGTTGTGTTACCTTGTTAAGATCGTTCTGGCTATATCCTAGCAGTTGTGCGAATATCTTCTTGTTCATACCTTAATAATATATTAAAAGTTTGATGAAGTCTATATCTTTTTCTTGATTGGTTTTGATAGTATGTCTCTGGTCTTGTCAGACATGACACCTGTAATTACCAACATGGGTCTGGGCTTGTTGCTGGAGTTGGCTGTTGAGTGTGGTAGGTTCTGCCAGTCAAACTTGTGTATGTCACCTGTCCTCCATCTGTCGAACTGTTCGTTGCCATACATTATGAATTGTCCTGGTTCCCAATCCTGCAACATCACCATGATGCGAACAACATTCGTAGGATCTGCATCTAGGTCATACAGTTTGTCTATGTGCATGTTCAATACTTCTCCTGTAAACTGTATGTGCAGTTTAGATTTTGTTGTAGCCAATGCAAAAAAGTCTGTCATCCTTTGCAGTGCTGGACATTTAGTGAAGTCCGCTAATCCTCTGTATATGGTCATCTTGGGATTTGCCCCTGCTGTCTTCAGATCATTCTCTTCTGCTTCCACATTAACATTGACATTCTCCCTGCCTGTCCCTTCTCTACGGTTGCCCCAGTTGAGAGGCTTGCCATCTTCCATGACTGCTTGTAGTTCTGTCTGCCACCCGCCTGTGAACTTGCCTAGGTGTTCCACACAGTCTGTGTCCTTGTGCCACTTGTTGAAGTGATAGTTGCTTCTTGCCTTTGCTTCTTCCCAATTACTTGTAGACATATACCTGTATTCCTTTTGGTTGATACTCATGGAAGTTTTGATGTTCCCCAATTGGTGATTTTATATCAAGCATTTTACACAACTCGACATTGTTCCTTGCTCTTTTAATTCTGTGACTGTTGTTTTTTACAAACTGCATTATGTCTTTGTTTTCTTTTTGTATGTGTACCCACATCTCATCTAGATCTTGGAAGTGTCTGTAGTTGGGATATGTAATCTTAAACTCACCACACAGTTTCCACCACTCTAAACATTCATAATCATTTCTATAAACCATCACAATAGGGTGTCCTGATTCTTTTAACACATCAAGATTGTGTGCAAATGTGTGTGACTTGACTAGACGTTTGCCTGTTCCCGAGAATGGTCCATCCCAGTTTGTGTTTTCAAACTCCATGTCCGGATCCCAATAGGCTCCAATGTGCATTAAGTGACTGCGTCCAGGGGTATCAGCATCGTGGTGGTAGGTCCTAGCCTCTGAATAGTCTGTGTGATCAATATCATCACTCCAGTAGACATTCTTAACAACACTACTCCACTTTGATCCTGGTGCCCCTGTAAACAGTATGTACATTATTTTGTCAGCTCTTCTTTGTACACAGCATTGTAGCCTAACTGATTCTTTCCAAAGTCAGTAAGTGTTTTCAACGCACCTGGTGTGATGAATGACTTCAGTGTTCTAACTGCGGCATCACCCTCTGCACCTGTTCTCCATTCGTATTGTCCCACTTTCTTTTCGATGGCGGCAACTGACTCTGGGTCTTTGATCATCTTGTCCAAAGCGGCAACAAGTTTGTCCTTGTTTGGATTGCCCTTGTTCACCCAGAATGCTTTCTGTAATGCATCTCTCCAACTCTTGACAAGTTTGTATGCATCGTAGAAGTCACCACTTGGTGCGACACCGTACGTGGATTCAAACAGTGCTTCGAACGTTGGCTCCGTGAAGTTAGGATCCTTGTCGTGGTTTCCTGTTTTAACATTTAGTAGTCCATGATGGAACCATGTGTATGCGTCACCCTTCTTGATAACTGGCATCACGTGTTTCTTGTAAGCGGCAGGGTTTTCCCTGGTTGCGTTCAAGTCACCCCTGATGAATGCTAGTCTTCTCTCTGACCCTTTCATGCCTTTTACCCAAACGATCTTGTCTTCGAATGTTTTGATCGGGTCACCTTCTGGTCCTGCGAGCAACATAACGATCGCCATGATCTCTGGAGTCATTCCAGATCCCGATGGAAACTGTATGGGTCCGTTCTTGGTATCCGCTTTGTCTCTTGCCCCAACAATGATGTTCAAGTTCATCTGTCCGATTGATTCCCAATCCATGTAGTTGTAGTCCACAGGCTCAACAAGATATGATATACCGTTACCACCATGTGATACTAATATAGTCTTGTCATCGAACCTCAGTTTGTTTTGGAACTCATTTGGTCCTAGTTGATCTCTAGCACCCGGCTTGTAGATCAAGTTGATCTTTTCACCTAGGTGTTTCTCCCATTCCTGTACAACTATCTGTGACCACACAGATGTTCCACCAGATGGTTTTTGTGGCACGATTAAATTGTAATCTGCCATCGCTGTTGTTGTCATTAGCAACAAAGCTATTATTGTTTTCTTAAGCATAGTCTAGTTTACTCCGTTTTGTTAATCCCCAATACAGTAAAAGTATAACACAGATCATTAAACAAATAAAGATCGGTCTTGTAATTAAATCATTCACTGTGTGGAGTGTTGTTAATTGATAAGTGAGGCTATATATTCGGTCACTTAATAGATATCCAATAAGCAGTGCTGGCCTGCTCACTTGGAATTTTTTACATAGTATTCCAAATATCGAGAATACTAATAGTACTGCAAGATCTTCCCACCCGCCTGTGTACTGTAAGGTCGCCCAGACTATCACAGCAAGTATGAAAGGAAAGTAATACACATATGGTAATCGTGTGACCCATCCTGCAAAATATGCCAGCCCATAACAGATCACAGCAGTTATGATTGTGCCCAGCAAGAATGCGTAGGACATGCTGTTGAATAATTGTTTGTCTTCGAACGTGTCTGGCGATCCTAGGTCAATGCCCAGGTACAAGAACAGTCCCATCAGTATCGCGGCGAAACTTGCACCTGGGATACCGAACAGCACCGTTGGAATGAATGAAGCGGCCTTCTGTGCGTTGTTGGCACCTTCCGCTCCCACCACTCCTCTGACGTTTCCGTTTCCAAATTTCTCTTTAGGATTGGATGCGACCGTGGCTCCATACGCCAACCAGTCTGCCATGGCACCACCCAGTCCGGGTAGCAGTCCTATGAATGATCCTATCATTCCTCCCCTGATGCTGTCCTTCCAACACCTGACTGTGTCCTTGACCCCTTGTTTTAAATCTTGCCAACTGCCATGCTCTGCTCGGATTGTGGCAGTCTGTTTCCTATTGAACCATCCGTTCCATAACTCTGGTATCGCGAACAAGCCTGCAACATAAGGCAGTATCTGTATACCATCTTCCAGATATCTCCAACCCATAGTGAAACGTGGCACGTTGTTTACGTCAACACCCACTAAGCCTATGGTAACACCTATCACTATTGCCAATGCACTTCTAACATATTTCCTAGTGGACACGAAACCCACAGTGACGAATGCCAACACCACCAATGCCCATAGTTCGGGTATGCCCATGTACATGACAACTTTTGTGTAGTAGGGCAAGAACAAGAATGTCAATGATCCAAAGAACAATCCATTCGCTGTGCTTGATGTTATCGCGGCTGACAAAGCTCTAGTTGCCTCACCGTTCTTGGCCATAGGGAAGCCGTCGACCATTGTTGCGGCCGCGGAGTTGGCTCCGGGTATGCCTAGTAGCACACCACTGAACGAATCACCGGTTGTGGATGAGGCAACAACAGCAACACAAAAGATTACACCAAGGTAGGGGTCTCCCACAAAGTATGGCATGATCCCAAATAGTGTTATTAAACCTGTTGTTGCACCTGCGGCTGGTATTAGGCCAATGATCAAGCCGTAAACAATACCCGCCAATAGTATAGCAAATTCCATAGTTATCAATGTTTGGGGTTGATGTTGTGAACTTCACTGGGAGCGTTACAACAAATTATGTGCAAGTAATTATCCTACGATATTAAATGCTTGTATGAAACTGAGTCAATTCCTAAGTGCGAAAGACTGTTCCATACTTTGTTTCGTACAGTTCCAGTTTGTCTGACAATTCTTTTACTATCTGTCTGTATTCTGATATCTGTACTTCGTGATTACCTTGCTGTGCCATCAGCATTCTTATATGATTGTCCTTCTCCTCGATGGCCACGGCCAGGGCCTTGATCTGGTCAGTATTTTTCATTACTTGCCCTGCCTGTTATATGCCTTGAAAGATCTCTTCTTGTGCTTGTTCATAGAAGAAGTCTTAACCCTTTTATGAGCATTGCCTTGAGAAGTTTTCTTCTTGGGCGGTTTAGTGTATCCTGTTGTACCAATCATTTGTAAAGTAGTTATTATTGATATTACAGTAGACAAACATAAAGGTCAAGCGTATAATAGTAAATAATATTATGATCAGATACACAATTAAATGTAAGACTCACTGCAACTCAGAATTTGAAGGGCAGTTTCCAGATACTAAATCATTTACCAAACAAAAGAAGCAGGGAATGATACAATGTCCCATGTGTGACACCTTAAATCTCACATTTTCAAGGATAAGAACCACCTCAGTCAAAAGTGCAGGTACCAGAAGACCTTAATTTAAAATCTTTGATCCAATCGGTTTGTGCCTGGTGGGCCTGATCAAATCCTTTTTGAAATATTATTCTTTCCATTATAAAGCAATTACTGATCCAAAAGTATGTATTACCATTACTAAATTTTATCATCTTGCCTTTGTGTTCTTTGTTGAATATATCTAGTGTATTAAAAACTACATCTAGTTTTTTATATTTGTTCCAAGCGTCTTGTAAATCACTATCGTTTATGTTGTTTTGTTTCATGAACTCTTGTATAGAACTGTCATTTATTGGCATGTAGTCTGGAAATCTTTCTTTAAATGTTCTATGGCATTCTAAGAACCTGTTGCTGTCACCGTTCCAGTGTTCACGTAGATGTTGTTGCCATTCTATTGCGGCAGGACTAATGTCAAACATTAGAACCTTTGTGTCTGTTCCGAAGGAGTCCCTACCCAATAGTACAACGGACTTCAATCCTCCACATACACCAATGTAAGTGTTATAGTTTCCAGGAGTGTATTCAGCGATTGCTTCTGTGTTAATAACATAGTATCCTCTTGATAGATTATCTGTAGCATAGTTGAGTTGTTGTGCAAAGGGTCTTAACCTGCTGGGCACCTCCGCTTTTAGATTGTTCATTAATGCTTCGATGTGGGTCGACATCTCTGCTGGGTATGAATAGTATTTCATGCCATTGACTGTGTCGTCAAACGGTGTTGGGGACAGACTGTCTATGGCTCTACCTTCCAACTTCTTCACGTCTATCAGCAACCAATTGGCGTCACCCGATGCAACAGACGACTGTGCAATACATTTTTCAAATATGGATGTGTCCCAGAAGAGATGCCCGGCCTTGATAAACAAAACATATTCACAGTCAGACGGAAACACGGCCTGGTCGACACTATCAACAATTTGATAAGGACAATACTGCTGTGTGCAGAAGATTGTAAAATCGGTCAGCCTGTTAGCAATAGACTTGCACTTACTATCTAGGTTCCTAATTATTATTATTTTGAGCTTCATGACTTTTATGTACTAGTTCCTCAAACTCGTCATTCCACTTGCCGTGTACTATCATGTGATACCTATCAGAGTTTTTAGAATTGTTTATTACACAGTGTTTGTAATGATTGTTAAAGAGAAACACACTGCCTTTTTTCTCAAAAGGAACGTTGCCTTTCTCTGTTAGTAAAAAACATTCGTCTGGATTGTTCAAACTAATATTGATTGCATAAGATGGATTCATTATTTTGTTATCAGTATGTGGTTCTATGTATCCTCCTGATTTTACCAACATGAATCTCAACCTATCATATTTTTTCATTGGGAACACATTTTTGAAATAGTTTGTGGTCACAGGGCAAAGTTTTGAAGCTTCGGTCCATACTCGATCCGTATCATTGTCGTAACCATGGTCCTCTGGTATGGAGGTTACTTCATTGGCAATACCGTGTAGGCATATGCTGAGCCAACCCTGTGATTGGTTAGTTCTGTGTTTTACAAAATGCTGTTCTATCGCTTTAGCTTCTGCCAACATTTCTTCAAATGGTGCATCTATCAGTAACTTTAGCCAGGGTTGTTTGCTATCTTTCCAATTGGTTTTCCCTTCTACGTGCTTTTTATCCTTAAAGTGTTTGAAGAAATACTTTATCAATTGTGGGAAATGATTGCCTAGGTGATAACTCATATCAGTGTGTCCATGTCCTTGAAGTGTACTTGTATTATTTCTTTGTGTTTGTCTTTCCAGTCGTCTATTTTTTTCCAATTGTTTGAACTGTGTATAAGGTTGGTATCAAATATTACATAATTTCCCACGTTGTATTCGAATAGCCCTTTGAGTTCTAGCGTGTCTGCGAAATATTGTCCGTGTTGCCAGTGCTTACTGGTGTGTGCCAACTCTGTCTCTCCTACGTTAGACTTAACTGGTAGAGGAGATGTAGTTTCTCCGTAGCTTATTATCATATCACGTATCTCTTGATTGGTGTTGACCTGTTGATTATAGATTACAGTTTTTATTCGTGTGTCGTCCGACAATGGCACCAACAGTGTGTAGGTCATGTTTTTCCTATCTGTGCCTGGTTCGTCCATGTGTAGAGCATGTGCATCGTATTGCCTTTGGTGTCCAGCGAACTGTATGTCAAAGTTATTGAAATGATACCCTATTATTGTTTTTATATGATCCAGTGCTTTACCATCTTCTATTATTATTCTTTTGGCAATGTATCCCCCAAGCATGTGAGCAGAAGTTTCGTTTTCTTTCCAGTATTGTTGCCAATCCTGTATTATTTCTTTGGTAATTTTGTTGTAGCCTACTATCATGCAAATACTTATTTGCCTTTTTTACCACAAACATATATTAGTGGTTGACATAAACAACTTGTTAGTGTAAAATATATTTTATATGAAGTTGACAATACTCTTTTCAGATAAAAGTCTACTTCGTTTATTAACTAACAAGGAAAAGGAAACAATATGCTAAAAGGTATGTTCAATAAACTTTTTCCTTCTACTAAAAAGGAAAAAACAACAATGGCAAACTCAACTCAATACGTAGTTTACACAAGAAACTTCAAGTCAAGAGCAAAACAAATTGGTGTATTTGCAGAGCCGGCTTCTTCATTCAAAGTAAATGGTGAAGTACACGGTGGCAAGATCAAGTTCAAGAACTTGGCTGTGAAAAACACTAAAAGAAAGACTGCTACTAACAAGTTATTATCTAAAGGTTTAGATTTTACAGTAGAGATCCTAGGTGTTGCACCTCAGGCTTCAGCTTTAACAATGAAATCAAACATCATTTCATTACTTAAAAAGTCTGGAAGAAAAGTTATCAATTACTCTGCGTAATTAGTATCTAATTTTAAAGGGGCGGTGCAGGAATGTATCGCCCTTTTTTTATGTATTAAAATAAGTGAGAGTCAGAAGCTGTTGTTGTGTAAATATTTTGCCCCCAACCGTCTGCATCTTGCAGTGCTTTCATTCTTCTGTTATAAGCTTCAGCCCACTGTTCTGCACTAGCGTCTGCTATGACGCCAAACTCAAATGTTCTTTTTAATGAAGTTGCTAGACTGTCATCGTCATCAACCAATGCCCACTGTAAAGTTGTACAAGTTTCGTTCATGACTGCCTGTGCATCATCTGTAAAGAAGTAATTAATAGCATCGTTTGTGTTTGCAAAAACTGTCTTTGCAAGTACAAATGTGATCTGTCCGCTGTCATCATCAGCATATGCTGTGAATGATCCTCCACCGTCTACTGTTGTAGAAAGTGCTCTGTCACTGTATAGATCTATAGTCGTGGCGTTGATTTTTTTGGCAAAGTAAGTTTTACCATTAAGTTCTGTTGTTCCAACCACATCTGCGAATGTGACCTTTGATGAATCTGTTATTCCGTGTTCACGGGAAACAACCACTCTGATAGGGTTGTTCAGTGTGATACTTGCTGGAGTTACTGGTCTGACTGTTGAGTCCCCATCACCTAGGTATGTACTACCGTCTGCACTTAGTATAGGGTCCGTTTCGGTTACGTTGGGTTGTGCTATTATACTGGTCTGTTTGTTATGTGTGCCGTATGTGTTATCTGAGTTTGTCATATACTGTATTTATTAATCTGCACCATAATAGAATACGTTGTCAGCTGGCGGATATGAACGCCATGGGTCGAATATAGTAGTTTTATCGTCTGCTGTAAACTCATCTGACTCATGCACTCTCACTATCACTTCCACAGGAGTGTCTATACCGTTTGCTAGTTGACCTCCATGCTTCTTAATATAGTATTGAACCAACAGACTATAACTTCCGTCTACTAGTGTTGTTCCTGGCTTGTATGAATCTGAGGAGAACCATATGTTGTTTCCGTGTGTTAGTATTGCTTTGGCCATGGTCTCTGCTTGTTGTTCACGTGCAGTCATTATGCTTTCAAACATATCATACCCTAGGTCGAGTTCTTTGGCCAACCAACGTAGTGCGATATTGTCCCTGGGGTGGCATGCACCACCGTCGCCCATTCCCGCCTTCATGTAACGTGAACTAATGATCCTCATTGTGCTTTTTGCTAAGGCCTCTGTTACTGTATCAACATTCATGTGGCCAATTTTATGTGCAACATCCTGTATCATGTTGACCAATGCTATCTTGTTACTGATAAATGTGTTGTAGAATATCTTCATGCTTTCAGTTTCTTCCCATGTTCCTATCTCCACCCTTGGCATGTTGTCGCATACTTGGTTGTAGAAGCTCTCCAACAGTTCGGATCTGATCCGACAATTCTTCCCGGACATACCATTCTTGCTACCTATCATGATCATCTCTGGGTTTATCATGTCGTCTGCCACTGTGCCCATGGCTATTAGGTAAGGATTGTACATCAGCTTGGTGTTGGTCACCAATGGTGCAAACTCCCTCCTGGTGGTGCCCGGCAACACGGTAGATATTAGCACAAGAGTTTGCTCGGGTCTCATGTGTTTGTCACATGCGGACAGAACTTGTTTTACTGCCGTGTAGTTAAAATCTTTCACCGGCAGGTGGCTGGTGGGTGTCCTGCCATCGTAACCATCCTCGTGTGGAGTGGGGGTGGCAACGAAAACTATGTCTCTATCCTCTACCACAGACTTGATGCTGTTTCTAATATCTATATGTTCACTGGTCTTGTTTACTATGTCAAAACCTGCGACTCCGAATCCTTTTTTGGCTATCGCTTCTGCACAGGGCATGCCCAGTTTACCCAGTCCGATGAATCCTATCTTAGTTTTGTATATCATATAATCTCATATCTTTCTCGAGAAAGTTTGTGTAGAATGTTTTGTTATCTTGCATATGTTTTTGGTATTCCTTCTCAAACTGATCGTTTTGTTTTTTATCTAACGTATTCTTATTCATGTGTTTCACTTTGTATTTTTTGATACTAAGAGCAGTATTTAATTGGTCTATGGAATGTTGTAAATTTTCTACCCTACCCATGTAGTCAAATTCTATATCAACAGAATCCATAAAACTGCGTTGTGGGATGAAGTGTATCATGTCATTGTAGTGAGCATACGGTATTGGCTTGCCTTTTAGGAACCCGTGATATTTTTTGATCGTGCTACTGAAATTGTTAGGAGCAAGTTCGTTCAGACATTTCATTCTGAATGCAGACTTGAGCCTACTATAAGGCTCTCGTAGGAACAACAATGTTTTGTGTCCTTGCATTGGTTGTTGGCAGAGGAATTCGAAGTAGTCATTTAACGATGTGGAAGCACATTTTGGCATGTTGAATAGAGTCACATGTTCGCTCCTATGAAAATTATGAAATTGACATTGTGTGTCATCGTTGTTGAATCTGATTTCTAGGTGACTGCTTGAAGGTATAATTTTATACAACATGTTATTCATTTCCCATTATGTCAAAAGTCGTGCATATTTCTTCCACTCTCGAAGGAGAGATGTTGTGTTTCTTACATATGTTTTCTAAATTCTTTAAATTTTCATTGGCAATGGCTATCAATCTCTCGTGGTTGTGTCTAACATCTTCAGCAATCGCTTCTTTGTCTTGCATCGACCCTATCCAATAGGCAGTGTTTGCCACAATGGCATCTAATTTCTTTTCCTCATCACGAAGTTCATCGTAGTGTGGAATAGGGAGATAGTTTTCAAATGTTCGGAAACCCATGTTTCTCAGTTTGTAGAGACTGTTGTTGTCGCCTGCCATTATGAATGGTAAATTATTCAATATGGTTATGAATGTTTTTTCTGTAAGCCATGGCGAGACGTCTTCACGCACTACAAAATCTGTCTCTGTAATAACTCTAAACAAAGAATTGCCAAACATCTTTTCATCATAAGGAATACCTCCGTAGTGCAGTGAGTTTTCCTGGAATATTATATTGGCCTGGTCAGGATTATTATTATATTCTTTAACAAACGTATCAAACTCTTGATCACTCAACTCTGGGAGCAGTGATCTACATTCGTGTTTGGTGCCACTGTGTACGTGCAATGACCATATGGCATGACTTAGATATTGCTTTAGTTTCCATAATAACCTTATTCTGTTAATTCTACCGGGTTTGCCGTTTAATATCAAGAACTTTTTTGAATTATTATGCCAGGTAAGATTTATTTTAGATTTGTTTTGCCTAACAACCTTGTCATATGTCCTCCATAAGAAATAATTGACGTAATACATTTCTGTTGCTAAGCCACTTATCTCCTTGTCGAGATAATGTGAATCAAGAATCAATATTGTTTTTATTTTCTTACGTTTGAAACTTTCAAAAAGATTCTTGTACAACTGAAAATCATCTAGCAGATGCCTTTCCCATAGCAAGGTGGTCACAAGCAGAAAATTATCAGCATCTGTCTGCACACTTCTTTTATTGTTCTTCGCCTGCTGTATGATATGATCGGCGTACTGATCACTGTTCTCATAGGATCTGTGCTCGTACTTGTACATCTCTATGTTGGCTGTGTAGAAATTGTTCATAGGCCTAAGGCCCGTTTCTGTTCATTGGCATATTCAAAGAATCTCTTTCTATTATGGATAAGTTTATCTCGCAGACTTTTGTAGTCCTGGATTAGATCGCCTTTGTATCTCTTGACTAGATTCGTGATATCGTCCACTGTAAGGTCATCCTTGTCAAATCCAAAGAACTCGTTGAAGGTCTCGAAACCTGCTTCCTTGAGATTCCTGATTGTGCCTTTGTCTCCGAGACACACAAAAGGTCGCATACCGATGAGTGGTTTCCATATCTTCTCGCTCAAGAATGGCACAGCGGTGTTCATGTTGTGGTCCGTCTCTGTTACTATTATTAAGAAACTGCTGTTCCATGCATCCAAAGGTCCAACACTGAGTGTGTCATTTGGTATGTTGAGATTGCCGTGTATATTATCGTTAGCGAATGGAAGTGTCTTCATATCCTTGTTGATCAGTATGACCTTAGCCGGATCCTGATTGCCTAACGTGAATATACCTTTTGCCAATAACCCGTGCTTCTCGAACTGCTCGTACAGCCATGTCCTGTGGAAGGTTGGCTTCCTATTGTAGCAAAGATAGATATTCTCTAACTTGCTAGGTATCAGATCTTTCTCATCGTACTTGATAAAAGCATGTTCGTTGTAGATGGCCCAGAAAGCTACGGGCAGGTCTTGTTTAAATTTGTTGCTGTCAATGAAGCCCAACGTCCTGATATTGTCCTCTCCTATTTTTTCTTTACAAACATTGAGGACATCATACCATGTTGATTCCTCGTAAAGAGGATCAACGAAGTTAAAGAACAATATATTTCGTACACCATGATTCAGCACAAGGTCTTTAGTGATATTGAACTTTTTACTAGCCTCATTGGTTATCGGGTGTGGACACTCTAGGAATCCCCACGTGGCGTTGACCACGAGGTCAAACTGGTCATCTTTGCACATCTTTTCTATTATGTCTCTCTCCAGTAGGCTGGTCCCCCAATCATCAGGGAAGCCGTGGCTGAGATCGTACCTCACGTGTTCTAATTGCATATCATTAATTATGGCTCGCTATTGGCTCGCTATTGGGTCTTTGGATTTTAGGTTACTTTGAGTAGTCTGGTAAGGGTCCACCGTACTTCTGGCCCTTGATACGCTTGCCGGCCACCTTCTTGGTCTTGCCGCCGATCTTCTCACTACGGTTGCCAGTACGCTTCATCTTGCCCTTGCTCTTGCAACTGCTGATCCATGACGCTGGTAGTTTGCTCTTGGGTCTAGAACACGCCCCCGCTGGTGCTGGTCCTATGTTCTCGTCCGTGTTGTAAACTTCGTATATCTTCATCGCACGTGTATTTAACACATCCGTACTGCTAGGGTTGATCTTGTGCAGAGTGTAGCACCCTGTAATAGGATGTTATAATGACTAGGTGTAGTAAGGTTAGGTTAGGTGTAGTAAGGTTAGGTTTAGTTAGGTTAGGTTTAGTTAGGTTAGGTGTTAGGCCAATAAATACTCGTATGAAGATCACAGAACTCTTAGCGCCATTCAAAGCAGAAGACACAACATCTAGTACCACAACATCTAGTGCCATCCAAAGCGACCAGACACAAGATGTAGTGCCACAAGATATAGCGTCAGAAAATATATTGGCACTGGAGGTTGACAGCATCGAGGAACACCCAGACCACTCTGCCATCACAGAAGGCGTGAGCCAGATCTTCAGGAGGAAGAAGGGTGGTGCACCGACCAAAGGATTCAGATGCTCCTCGGGACCTAGGAAGGGTCGTATCGTTGCCAAGCCCAGTACCTGTTTCGCAAAGACTGATCCACAGAAGTCTGCCAAAATAAGGAAGAAGAGGTTGGCGAAGGCCAAGGTAGCAGGCAAGAAGATGGCGCAGACCAAGAGGTCAGGTGGAGGATCTGTGAGATTGAAAGGTGCTCAGATCAAGAGAGCAAAGCAGAAAGGACCAGGGTTCAAGGCCAAGACGAAGGCCAAGGCTCCTATCAAGTCAAGGATAGCGAAATCAAGGAAGTAAGAACCTTTTGGTAATTTAGGTTTGTTTGATAAGTTTGATTACCACTGTATCCTGTAGTTGATCTTGTCAACCTACACTACATCCAGCATCATATCCCCACAGAAAATTTCCTACTTTATATATACATCAATTTCACCAGGTTGACGCTATCCTGTTCCGTGTTAAAATGAAAGCTAACCAAAGGAGTTGATTATATGTATAACAGAATAAATTACGAAAATAAACACGGAATGATGGTGGGCTACATAGATGGTTCACAGAACGTGAGTGCCGTGCAGACTGGTTGGGACATCAAACCAGAAGCATTATCAAAATTACTATTAGACAAGTACCCTACCAAGGAAGATGCGATAACAGTCGTTGATTCACCCTTGTTGGTGCCAGTGTTCAAGAAGGACGATTACTGTTATGTGGACGGATACGGTGATGTGATTGAATCCAACCTATCATGGAACAAGGAAGACATGAGAAAAGATGTTGGCCACCTGTTCCTGTTCATGAAAGGTACTTGGCAATATTCAGACAATGGCATTGACTGGGAACCAGCCAAAGAGGCTTTCGTAGATACAAGTGGCGTGACCATTGAAAGCATCAGAGAAGTATTAGAAACGGAGAAGGTGTAATGAAAAAGAAAACTAAAAAACTCATACTGGAATTATTAGACTTCTGGCCAATGACAATAGTGGTGCCCATCATGTTGATACTGATATTGTTCGGACCGTGGATCATGTCATAATGATATTAGAAAGTGTGTTTGCAATATTCCTGTTTATCACCGGTGGTGAGGCAAAGATAGATCCAGCCAGTACGGTGTTGAAACTGATTTACAAAGGTAATGAAATTAAAAAAGAGGAGAAACAGAATGAAAAAGAAGAATGAAGACGATCAGCTGAACGATTGCTACCAGGAGTTCTTCAAGACCGTGATTGATATGCAGACTAGGTATAACAACCAGATGATCGCAGGCACGATGATGGCACAGGCCTTGAGACTTTATAAGACCAATCTAACTGAAGAGGGATTCAGATCCATGGTGCAGACAATCGCTGACAGTGGTGATAACATCCAACCCTTTGATGTACCAACAGTGAATTAGGAGAGATATGACAATACATGAGACCCATAAACACACTTTCGCGGTAGCCGACCTAGGCGACACCGACAACGACCAGGACAGAAGCATCGTACCCAGCATCAATTCCGTATTACAGAACGAAGGCATTGATTGTGTGGTAGACGGTGATGACATGAATCCTGCATCGTTCACAGTATGGACCTATTCAGATAGGGATACCATCCAGGAAATACTTCAGAAAAACGAGATTGACCTAGAAGATTAGGCAAGAAACTTCCATTCTATGCGACTCATTTGCGGTTGACGGTATTACCATCCATGCTATACTGAATATACAACCAATTAACAAATAGGAGTTGAATAAATGAAAATAGACATACACGAAACAATCTTCAAGATGAATGCTGATGAATTGGAATCAATCATGGCATCTGTGAAGTTGAGAAGAAATCAATTACACTTCGCATCAGCCCACTCATTGAGAGTAGGACAGAGAGTGTCATTCCAAGGCAGAGGTGGTATCACGGAAAAAGGTACTGTTGAAAAGATTAAGATCAAATATGTTCTAGTAAGAACTGACAGAGATCAGAGATGGAACGTACCAGGATCACATTTAACTCAAATTAAGGAGGCGATCAATGCCTAATTGGTGCGATAATCAAATCACTATCACAGCCGACAAGGCTGTGATCGACAAGATAGAGCAGATAACAAAAGAAGAGAAGGACGATCAAGGACTTCTTAATTTTTTCCATCCGATGCCTAAAGAACTAGACGGCACGACGTCGCCCAGTTCATCAGCAGACAAGCCACAGCCGATGGTTGAAGGCTTTGATTGTTGGTACGATTGGAGAGTGGAGAATTGGTGCACCAAGTGGGAGGTATCAGAGTTCTACGGTGTGGACAGACAGGGTGATACTATATCATTCGGATTCAGTTCAGCCTGGGCACCACCGACTGGTGCTTATACTCGTTTCATAACAAGTATGGCGGAGAAGAACTTGGATGTGTCCTTGAAGGCTTACTACCACGAAGGTGGTTGTGATTTCGCAGGAGTTTGGGACAATGGCGATGACGAGTGCATCAGCCCAAGCGATTACAAGTCCGACGATGATTACTGGAACGAACCTGGACTGGGCTATGACCTAGACGAGATGTTCAACATCACGGAGTCCATGGCGGAGTATGAGGCAGAACAAGAAGAGGACAAGGAAGATGTCACGGAGTATGTGAAAGGTAAAGCAATCAACATAGGGGAGGAAGTATAATGCCAAGGAAATTTTTAGTCACAGACACGTCAACGGAGATAAGAGAATATCACCAGGAGATTGAGATACCCGATGACAAGATCATCTATGACAAGGACGGGGAATATGATTCCGTCGCCACTAGAGCATTGGCCGAGGAGATGGCCTGTGATGAGGCTGATTGGGAAGAAGGAAGTTGTGGCGATCAGTTAGAGAGTGACATGGAGTGTGAAGAACTAGAACCTGAGAAGCAGGAGGATGTCACGAGATACATCAACGGCGAGAAGGTCAATGTGAAGGAGACAGCATAATGAGTGACGTTAGACAAGCGACTGACAAGATATTGGAGATGGTTGAAGAGGGTATCCTGGACAAGGATACGGTGATTATGTCATGCCTGAAGTATAT